CCAGTTCCTGATCGAAGCACTCAGTGCAAAGAGCCCAGCCTGTAACCATGCCATCAAGTAGTTCTATCCATATTATATCTGGCTCGTAGTATCTACTACTATATCCATGAACACATCCCGTGCAGTGCCACATACTACTAATAGGTGGATTGGCGCTTAGGATCCACATACTTATAGCCTATTCTCTCTCTTGTCAAAGCAATTATAGCAAAGATGGCAGTATTCTCCCGCCCGCTTACCTATATCTATGTCAGCGTCCCACCACATGAAGTCCTGATCCATATGATGGTCATAATCAGTAGGCGCCATCATGGTTACCCAGCTATCACAACTGTCACATTTCCACCCGAAGGTAATATTCTCCCCGATTCTGACCTTGGTAGTTATCAGGATCCACATAGCTTCTGCCTACAGTTGTCGCAATAGGGATGGATCGATGGATATACATACATTGATCTATCTCCAGCGGGCCTTTCAAGTCTCAGCCACACCAGACCTGTGTACTGCATACGTGTGTTGCAGCTTGTGCATTTACAATCATTACCATATTTGGATGGTATGGTCATGCTCCACAGCAGCCACATAACTTGTGTTTGCTTACTCACGAGCCACGTATATGTGCTCTGCACTTGTGTTTGCTTACTCACGCAGCACCCCTGCGCGGACTGCGCATTCGTGGCAGATGAAGTGATCGTTGGATGACAGTCGCCATATCCATGGCCTGACTATGGCATCGCGGTTGGAGTCTGAACAATGCCCACAACGTGATTTGAAGTTGGGCCGTATATCAAAAGCTTCCGGATACACAAAAGTCTCAGCTGGTGGCAATGGAAACCTCTTCTTTTTACTTGCCATCACTCCTCCACCAGCAGGTGATAGCACGTGGGGCAGAGCACATAGTCGCCGCAGCGGTGCACTCCATCGTAAGGAACCGTATTTATAGCTGGCACGTAAAGAACCGTATTTATAGCTGGCACGTAACAGATCTCGACGCCGCGCCAGTGCATATATTTATGTTCATCAAAGCAATATCCCATACAAATTAGTGTATGGAAGTTGTCGAGGCTCCTGTCATCGGTAGCCATGACAACCCACTGTTCACCCTTGAGCGGGGCCACATGCTGCTTGGGGGTTCTGTCAGCGCGTGAAGACATGCTATCTATTCCCGCAGTATCTTGTTACTCATTTCCACAGTCCAGACAATAGACCCACGACTCCCACGGTTTGACATACAACCAGCAGATATCGGTGGTGATTACTTTCTTACACCGAGCACATCTGAACTGCCCATACACCCCACTAAACCGTCGCGTATCAAACCCAATGTAATAGTTGTTGGGCTGTAAGATCCAGAATGAGTCAGGTCTCATTGTTCTGTTTCCTGTCATAGCAGCTTGGGCAGAGAGCTTCGCCTGTCACGCCACGACCTTCTACTGCCAACCATAAGAGGTCCGAGTACCTCAGCCTTGAACCGAGTTCACATGAGGTACACGTCCATCGCCAGTCCCTACCCCCCGTGATCGGATTGCCTGAGAGAATCCACATCATGTGTGCAACCGCTTGTGCAGGCAGGCGTCACAGAGAACCTTGTACGGATTAGCAAGTAGTCCTTCGTCACAGAGAACCTTGTACGGATTAGTAAGTAGTCCTTTAGCTGGTGACTCCAGCCACCACATGAAGGGTGCGTATGAAGCGTTCCCACAACCATGGCAATAAAGACCCAGCATCGTGCCATGCAAGTCAGGAAACGGGTTCGGTATCGGCCACCACATCGCGTACTTGTTTTCCTGCGTCATACGGAGGACCTACTTCCGCAGTAATTTCCCTGCTGCATGGAAAGATGTCCGATCAGGTTTTATTGAACTTCTTGTAGTGATCCCATGCAGCCTATATGGCGAACGAGCGTGGCCGGAACGCTTGCTGTGAGGCAAGCTCCCTGTACGTGAAGAAGTAGCCCTTGGCCGAGTCGAATATCTTGTAGCCGGGCGGGGGTTCCTTATCGCGCTTGCCTTCGAGCTTGATCTCAAGCGCCTCGGTCCGCTGGATCCAATGCTCGACTACACGCGCTAGGTGGTCGAGTGAAGTCCGCTTAGCCGATGTCTTGCGGGTTGCCATGTTGATCTCCTGTCATCGCCAGTCTCCTAGAAACTTCTCTTTACAGTCTTTACATATGACTTTACGACCAATGTCAGATAAATGTACATACCATACAAATGGGTGGTCTTTAATTACCTGCTTACATTCATGACAGTAATGGAATGCCCACGGATAGTCAGTTATCGGATTCGGCACGAGGATGAATAGCGGGTATCTCACAGCTGCGGTATCTGCCACGCATGCACGCGCGGCATCGTGTTCTCCACGCAGGGGCGCTGCATGTGCGGCAGGTGCCTGAGCCTCGCGCTCGCCGCGCACTCCACGCAGAGGCAGAGCATGCCGTCGTTGGCCCGGCGGTAGCCGCACGGGGCGTTGTGGTAGTAGACCTCGTGGTGGATGCGGTTCTTGCGGCCGCCTAGCCCCACGGGGATTACTACAACACGATAGTCCTCGATGCGGATCAGCGAAGCACAGCCTAGCTTGGTTGTCATAGCCCTAACTCCTTTCCATGCAGCATGGAAACACGATTGAAGTTTCTAAATAACTCAACATCTATCAGACACGCTTCTCCCACTCCCAGATATTATATCAAATTATGATGTTGTTGTCTATTTATTTATTGATTAGATTTGCCCAGAAATCGGTCATACTTCTTGGCTCTAGTGTCGCTGCTGCGGCGTTTGTGGCATGGGACGCAGAGGTTGTACTTCTTATATCTTAATGTACCACCACACTTACGGCATGGTTTGTCAGATATATATTTATTGTCCTCGCCTGTGAAGCGAGCGCGGTATTCTCTGGACTTGTAGTATTTCAAGTCTTTAGATTCTGGTGCATCACCGAATAGTTCTTCTAGCGTGTATATCTTATCCATTGTGTTTACTCCATTTAGCAATTGCCTTGCGATTCGCTCTTTCTTCGTCGGTGAGGTTAGCTTCAATCTTCTCTTCATCTAACTGTGCAAGGGTTTTACCAGTAACGGGATCTAGCAACATGTCTCTAGGTGTCTCAGCCATTAGTTTATTGTGAAATCTTATCTCAGCCCGTCTGACGCGCTCTGACAGAGTTAATGGTCTATATTCAGCGGGGCGTTTATGTGGCTTGGGCTGCTTGTAGAGTTCTTGAGCTAGCTTGCTGGTCACGATGCGCTGTATTGTCATGTGGCTGGTACAAAACAACACAGCTAACTCTCTTACTGTAATAGAGGTTGTGAAATACTGATGGATAATTTTGGTTTTGATTTCATCTGTGAAAAGCGTTGGTCTTGACATAACAATCCTGATTTCCTTTTGGAATCAACGATGTACCATGTTCCAAAAAATTGTGCCAAAACGGTGATTTTGTTACGTTACATATTAGTAAACTTAGAACAGAATAACACTGGCTAAATCCCAATCCAATCAGCTATCTATCTATCTATCTATAATACTTATTATTATAAATAAATATATTTAGAAGCATTTGTGCCATAAGTAACGATGTTCCAGCGTTTTTTGAAAACATCTCCTGCGCAATTCGGTAACGTAACAGAATACGGGTTTGCACGCAAGCCTCACTTTTGAGTTATGTTACGTTACCCAATTACGGGAGAAATGTTCTTAAAACGCTGGAACATTGGAACATCGAGCACAATCAGCAACTTGCGTGGAACATCGTACCTATATTCCGGAACACTTGGAACATTGCTTGATTTTATTGGCTTTAATTAGCGCAATTAGCTGCGTGTTGTTATGTAGCGTTGTATTAATTTGCGCTGGTGTTATCGTGTTCCAGTAACGCAGTGTTATCTTGTAGCGCTTTTCCATGCTGCATGGAAATATGATTGTATGTGGCTAACGCAGCTGGCTGCGCTCACACACGCGCACACTGGGAACTGGTTTCAATCGCGTGGGCAATAAAAAACCCCACAAGCCTTGCGACTTGTGGGGTTGTAGTCAATCCGGATACGTTAGCTTGCCGCTGAACATAAACGATTGACCATAGACGCGGTAACACTCGCGGTAGAAGCGAATCCAAAAGCGCAGCGCGCGCCACGCCGGCTTGTTGGCATTGTGATGTCTGACTCGCATATCAATCTCCCAAGTCTGAGGGGTAAAAGAAAGCCGGGCATTACTGCCCGGCTTCCCATGCTGGCCGCGCTTACTCAGCGTCGGCGGCATCTTCCTCAGCGGTCACGTTGGTCGGCCCCGCCGTTAGGCTCTTGTCCAGATCCTTGAGGAACTGAGCCCATGCGGCAGTGATCGCAACCACGCTGTACCCATGCGTCTGACAGGCAGAGAAGACCTTGCGGGCGATCCCTTTCTTGTTCTTGGGATCCATCTTCTCTGTCCATTCCAGACGGTCCACGGTGCCACCGCGCGACCCCTCGCCCCGCGCGAGCCGCTCGATCAACTTGACGTGATTGCTGACGTGGGTGCTGGAGCGGTCGCGGAAGTTGCAGACAAGGCCCTTTAGCGTGTTGAGGTCGCCACGCGTCCCAACCATCTTGCGGAGCGCCGCGTCACCGACTGCCTTGATGGCATACTCAGCGGTCAGCATCACCGCGCCCTTGTCACCCTTTTCGCAGCACACAAGCTTCCCCGTGGTTGCGTCGAGGTCCTTGTAGTAGACCGCCGGCTGAATAGCCAGCCAGTCCCCGAGGAGCGCGTCTCGGAATGCCTCCATAACTCCCTCGGGCGGCTCGTAGCCGTCGCGCTGCGCTTCCGCAGTCGGCGCTACTAGCGTCGCCTTACGGGCGAGGTCAAGGAGCGTGGCGTACTTGCCGGCGACCTCAGCCTGTACCTTGACGACTTCCGTTGCCAGCGTCCGAATGACGCGCAGAACATTCGCTTTGATTGTCATGGTCTATCGTCTCCACCGGCCGCTTGACACGGTATGTGTTGCCTTGCCGGTGAGTAAAGATTAGCAGAATACAGCCCGCTGGCAAGTCTGGCGCGTTTCCATGTAGCATGGAAAATGGATTAGCGAACCCCACGGGCAGGGTATCACCCCGAAAATTTTGGGACTCCGACGCGCGTTGTGGGGCCCCTAATGCCACTCAAACGATCCTATATTTTTCTAACTTTCCATACCTTCTTCTATACAATAAATACCCCCGTCAACCGTTTGACACCCCTAAGCACTTCCTCTATACATGTAGGCTACGGTTCTTCACCGAGGCCGCACCTTGCCAGACGACTTGTTCATACCAGAGATCGAGGAGGACATCCCACTCCCCCGCAATGCCACACAGGCATTGCCAGACCTCTCTCCAGCCGACGAGCTGCAGATGCGTGCAGCCACCATAAAGCTATTGTCAGACCTGACAGGCCAACCACTCCTGCCCAGCGCGGCTGGCGCGATTGAAGCGGAGGACATGGCCAAGGAAATGGCCAAAAATCCGGCTCTTAGGCCCGAATTTGGCAAGTATAAGAACGAAACTCTGGCCTACTTGGCTGGCATGGTGGCCCAGATGAACTGCATGATCGTGGATGATCTTGCAGAAATGAAGACTTATGTGATGAATAAGCTTGTCTACGAGGCCGAACATGCCCCGGATAGCAAGACAAGGCTCCAAGCACTGCGATTTTTAGGTGAAATTGACGGTGTTGATGCCTTCAAGAGGCGTTCTGAGATGACAATTCAGGTGAAGCCGATTGCTGAAGTGGAGCAAGAGCTACTTACTATTCTCGATAATGTAGAATATAAGCTTATTGATAAGCAGCAGGAGCCCGTTGTTGAAGACGTACATCCCCCAGAAGCCGTGTAAGCGGGGCCATAAGCTCCGTTACACAAGCTCCAAGGCTTGTGTGCAGTGCTTATTGGAGTGGAAAGCTAAAAATAGGGCTCTTATTCGCGATAGAGCCCGTCAGTTCTATGAAGCTAATGCCGAAGAAATGAGATTAAGGAAGCGGCAGCAGTATGAAGCTGATCGTGAGGGTAGGAAACAGATAAATAGGGCTTGGAGAGTTAAAAATCCGGGTAAAAGTAACGCTATTACTGCTAAAAGGCATGCTCAGAAGCTTCGTGCTACGCCAGCATGGCTCACAGCGGCCGATTATGACCGGATTGCAGCTATTTATACTGAAGCAGCCCGCTTAACCCGCGAAACCGGCGTAGTTCACCACGTAGATCACGTAATTCCGCTTCAAGGTAAGACTGTTTCAGGGCTTCATGCACCTGATAATCTCCAAATTTTGACTGCCACAGACAACCATAAGAAGAATAATAAACTATTGGAGCTTCATTAAGTGAGTGCTCAGCTAAAATTGACTCCTGAAGCCGTTCAGAAGCTTAAAAACGCTATTCCATTGATGCCTGAGAAGGAAAAGCGCCGTACTTTAGAGCTATTGCAGGTATATCACCAAGAGAAAATCAAGAGCACGGGTCGCGATAGCTTCTTGGATTTCATTCTTTGGGTATATCCGGGCTACAAGATCGGCCCACACCATCGCCGCCTTGCCAAAATATTTGAAGAAATCGCTGAAGGCAAGAAAAAGCGGGTTGTAGTCAACATTGCACCTCGCTTCGGTAAGTCTGAAATGATCTCTTACTTAGCACCAGCGTGGTACCTTGGCAAATTTCCTCAGAAAAAGATCATCATGTCGTCCCACACGGCGGACCTCGCCGTCAACTTCGGACGCCGAGTCAGAAACCTCGTCGGATCTGACCTCTACAAGGATATATTTCCCCAAGTTGAGCTGCAGGCTGACAGTAAGTCTGCTAGCCGATGGGGAACCAATTTTAACGGAGAGTACTTCGCTATCGGAGTTGGAGGCGCTCTGGCAGGCCGGGGCGCAGATCTGTTTATCATCGATGACCCACACTCTGAGCAGGAAGCTAAACAAGGCCGTCCGGACGTATTTCTCCCGGCATGGGAATGGTTCCAGTCAGGACCAATCCAGCGACTCATGCCCGGAGGAGCCATCATCATCGTCATGACCCGTTGGTCCAAGCTTGATCTCACTGGTCAGGTCTTGGACCACATGATGAACAATGAAGATGCCGATCCTTGGGAGGTTGTCGAGTTTCCCGCCATCCTGAACGAGAAGTCGCTGTGGCCCGAGTTCTGGCCCATCGAGGAGTTGTTCGCCAAGAAGGCATCGATGGACCCGCGCTACTGGATGGCGCAGTACATGCAGGAGCCCACCTCGGAGGAGGGCGCGCTTATCAAGAGAGAGTGGTGGCGGGTGTGGGAGAAGGACGACCCGCCGCCGTGCGAGTTCATGATAATGGCCCTCGACTCCGCTCAGGAGACTAACAACAGGGCTGACTATAATGCGCTGACTACATGGGGTGTGTTCCTCGACCCCGAGACGAATAATTACAACATCATACTCCTCAACTCGATAAAGCAACGCCTTGAGTTCCCTGAGTTGAAGGCGATGGTCTATGAGGAGTACAAACAGTGGTCCCCTGACGCCTTCATCGTAGAGAAGAAGAACTCAGGATCGGCACTTTATCAGGAGATGCGTAGGACGGGGTTGCCGGTGTCCGAGTTCACGCCGGGTCGTGGAAACGACAAGATTTCACGCGTGAACGCCATCACTGACTTGTTCCAGTCCGGGATCGTGTGGGCACCTGACCGCAGGTGGGCAAGGGAGGTCATCGAGGAGTGCAATGACTTCCCTAGCGGCAAGAACGACGACCTCGTAGATAGTACGACTTTAGCCCTGATGAGATTTCGTCAGGGTGGATTTATTAGAATACCTTCGGACGAGAAGGACCCTGTCAGGATGTTCAAGTCGAAGAGACGTGTTGCTTATTACTAGGAGATTGATATGACCGATCCAATTGTTAATGAAGCCGAGGCTACTGCCAAGACACTTGGGCAGAAGGCCCTCGCATGGTTGAAGGTGTTTTGGTATCAGTTCCTGATTGGAGTCGGAGTGGGGGCGCTATTGGCCCACATGTTCTGGAAGTAAGGAGGTTATATGAGATTTTTTGCTCGTATTAAACTTGGCATTAAGAGATTGATGGGTGTCCCCGTAACTTATGGGGAAATTGCGCATGCTAATGGAGAGGGTCCATGTGAGCGGTGCGTTGGTCAGTCCGTAAGTGGACCGCCGGCTTAAGGAGCAACCCCGATGTCCGTAGATAAAAGTCTGATGCAGGCCCCTGTGGGCATCGGGTCCCTTCCTGAGGCTGAGGCTATCGAGATCGAGATCGTGGACCCCAAGGCGGTCGTGGTCCATATCCATGAGAAGAAGGAGGAGGACTTCGACCGTAACCTAGCCGAGGACATGCCCGAGCCAGACCTGATGTCGCTGGCCACCGAGTTGCTGGCGGACTACGACACCGACTGTAACGCGCGCAAGGAGTGGCTGGAGACTTACGTCAAGGGGCTGAAGCTTCTCGGCCTCAAGTACGACGAGAGGACTGAGCCGTGGGCCGGGGCCTGTGGCGTCCATCACCCGCTACTCATGGAGTCGGCGGTCAAGTTCTGTTCCGAGACCATCATGGAGGTGTTCCCTGCCGCTGGCCCGGTAAAGGCGCTGGTGATAGGCAAGGAGACACCTGAGAAGCTGGCAGCTGCACTTCGTGTCAAGGACGACATGAACTATCAGCTGACGGAGGTGATGTGTGAGTATAGACCGGAACACGAGAAACTACTTACTACATTGTGTCTCTCTGGAAATGCCTTTAAAAAAGTCTATTTCGACCCGTCTCTTAACAGACAAACTGCTCCTTATATTCCTGCTGAGGATGTCGTCGTACCATATGGAGCCACCAGCATCGAGTCAGCCGAGCGGGTTACGCATCGGATGCGTAAAACCAAGAATGAGCTACGTAAGCTTCAGGTAGCCGAGTTCTACAGGGACATCGACCTCGGTGAGCCCATGAGGGTAATGGACGAGGTGGAGAAGCAGAAGGCGGTGACCGAGCAGAACAACTATTCCACGTACACCGACGACCGGTTCCAGATCTTGGAGATGCATGTCAATCTAGACCTGATTGGCTACGAGGACAAGCACGATGGAAAGGCAACAGGTATTAAACTCCCTTATGTCGTTACCATTGAGAAGGGGACTCGCACCGTTCTCGCTGTCCGGCGTAATTGGCTGGCTGACGATAAACTTAAGCTCAGACGCCAGCATTTTGTGCATTACGGCTATATACCCGGCTTTGGATTCTATTACTTCGGTCTCATTCATCTTATCGGAGGACATTCTCAGGCCGCTACTAGCCTTCTTAGACAGCTTATCGATTCGGGAACTCTTAGCAATCTGCCCGGCGGATTCAAGACCAAGGGACTCAGAATCAAGGGCGATGACACCCCGGTTGCTCCCGGTGAGTGGAAGGACGTCGATGTTGCAAGCGGCACCATAAAGGACAACATCCTCCCGCTGCCGTACAAGGAGCCGTCCCAGACCCTGCTGGCGTTGATGAATCAGGTCATCGAGGATGGCCGCAGATTCGCGGCTCAGGCCGACCTCAAGGTCTCGGACATGTCGTCCCAGTCACCTGTCGGCACCACGCTCGCAATCCTTGAGCGTACTCTCAAGGTCATGTCTGCTGTGCAGGCGCGCATCCACTATACGATGAAGCAGGAGTTCAAGCTTCTGGCGGCGATCATTCGTGATCACACCCCGGAGGATTACGGCTATGAACCAGAAATTGGTAGTTCTTCTGCAAAGCGTAGCGATTACGATTCTGTTGATGTCATCCCTGTTAGTGATCCTAATTCGTCCACCATGTCACAGCGCGTGGTCCAGTATCAAGCGGTTCTGCAGTTATCTCAAACGGCGCCTCACATCTACAACCTCCCGTTTCTCCACCGGCAGATGATCGAGACCCTCGGGGTCAAGAACGCGGCCAAGATCGTGCCTGACAAGGACGACCTGATGCCGCTGGACCCGGTGAGCGAGAACATGGCCATCATCATGGGCAAGCCGACCAAGGCTTTCCTGTATCAGGACCACGAGTCTCATATCGCAGTCCACATGGCTGCGATGCAGGACCCCAAGATGATGCAGATCGTGGGGCAGAACCCACAGGCACAGATGATCATGGCGGCAGGTGCGGCGCACCTGATGGAACATGTGGCATTCCAATACAGAAAGGAAATTGAGAAACAGTTGGGTGCATCACTGCCCCCACCCCCTGATTTCCTTGGTGACGATCCAGATAATGAGGAGGGTCATCTCCCACCAGCTATTGAGACACAACTCTCCTACCTCGCTGCCCAAGCCGCCGGCAAGCTCCTCCAGAAGGACAAGGCCGAGGCCCAGATGATGCAGGCCCAGCAGCAACAGCAGGACCCGCTGTTCCAGCTGGAGCAGCGCAAGGTTGCGATACAGGAGAAGGAGGTCGGGATCAAGGAGCAGGACTCGCAGGCCAAGAATGCCCTTGCTCAGGCTAACCAGCAGCTTGTTGCGGCCAAGACCCAGATCGAGCAGCTGAAAGCCCAGCTGGCACAGCGCAAGGAGGACCGCGAGGACAGGCGGCTCATGCTGGACGCCGGGGAGAAGAAGGACCGGCTGGACCTCGACCACTCCAAGCACGAGCTGGATGGGGCGCGGCTGGGTGCGGATATTGCGCGGGACAAGCACAGCCACATCCTTGAGGCAGCCACCGCTGCCGATCAGCACCACCTCGACATGTCACAGCATGAGCTGGAGGGGGCGCGACTGGGCGTCGAGATCGGCAAGCACAAGGCTGACTTGGCGGCCGAGCTGCATCAGCATGGCTCGGACCAGCATGCTGACCTGAGGAAGCACGCGTCGAGTACTAATGCGGATCTACATAAACATGAGACTCAACTAGATCATGACATGACCAAGCACCAGACGCAGCTAGCGCAACAGGCCGCGCAGCATGCCAAGGACCACGAGGTCAAGATGAAACAGGCCAGTAAGCCTGCACCCAAGTCGACAGGAGGTAAGAAGTAATGGGGAACGTAGTTAATATAGATCCAGTGATACGCGGATCGGAATGGGTAGTAGAGAGTCTTATAGATAAGGCTGCTGATGGAAGTTATGTAATGGGTCTTTCATTTCCACAAGAAGGTAGTGAAGATTCAGCACATGTTTTTGCTCCAGATGATGTTAGTCTTAATAATCTATTGCTAGCTAGAGCAATACTCGATGAAATTATTCATGATTTGATGAAGAGTGGGAGGAAGGGGTAATGTCAGATGTACTGGAGCACCTGTACACAGAACTAGATAAGAAAGTAACTTATCTTGAGGGAGAGATTGCCAAGGGAAATCTCAAGGATTTCTCCGAGTATCGTTACCTCTGCGGCCAGATACGAGGATTGGCTGTAGCAGCAGATTTGGTGCAAGACCTCGCAAAGAAGATGGATAGTCCTGAGGAATCAGATGATGAGTGGAGGAGTTAAATAATGAGTGAAGTAGCGGTAGAAGATACCGTAAGGAAGGTGCAACGAGTGGCCAGCCAGCTACCAAAGCCGGTTGGATATCACATTCTGTGCGCTGTACCTGAGGTGGAGAAGACATTCGGAGGGGCAGTAGTCAAGCCTGATGAGACAGTCAGGGTGGAAGAGCAGACTACTATCGTGTTGTTTGTAGTGGAGCTTGGTCCTACTGCATATCAGGACAGGACCAGATTCCCGGATGGCCCTTGGTGCAAGAAGGGCGACTTTGTTATTTGTCGTGGATATGCAGGCACCAGACTGAAGATCCATGGCAGGGAATGGCGTATCATTAATGATGATACAGTAGAAGCTGTAATTGAAGACCCTAGAGGTATTTCTCGTGCCGGCTAAGACTAGGGAGGAAATGAATGCCTAATTCCTTTGTCTGGTAAACGAGTATCTGGGCTTCATGTTCCAAGCAACTTGCAGATACTCCCTATATCCGCAAATCGGAGCAAGGGAAACAAATTCAATGAGGAGAGTTTAAATGGCTGCTGACAAATTCACATTCCCTGACGAGCAGGGCAAGGACGGCCCCAAGAAGGTCGAGATCGAGGGAGATGACCTCAAGATCGAGGTCGTTGACGATACTCCGGAACCGGACAAGGGCCGCGAGCCCATGCCCAAGCAGATCGTAGATGAGCTAGACAATGAAGATCTGGAGGAGTATTCGGAGAAAGTAAAGCTCCGGATGAAGCAGCTCAAAAAGACGTGGCACGACGAGCGCCGCGCCAAGGAGGCTGCAGCCCGTGAGCGGGACGAGGCTGTGCGGTTCGCCCAGCAGAAACATGAGGAGAATCAAGCTCTTAAGCAGCGGATGGGGCAGGGCGAGAAGATATTTATTAAAGAAGTTGGAGACGCCGCCAAGACCCAGCTTGAGGCCGCGCGGGCGCGGCTGACGCAGGCTTACGAGGCGGGCGATGCCAAGGCTATCGCTGAGGCGTCGGAGGCCCTGCAGGACGCCAAGATCAGGCAGCGTGAGATCGAGGGGTTTAAACCCTCTTTACAAGTCGATAAAGATGGTGTAGAACAGCCAACAAGAGATCAGCCACCTGCATCTCGCCCGGACCCAAAAGCCGAGGCGTGGAAGCAGAAAAACGGGTGGTTCGGGTCAGAACCCGACATGACCGCGTTAGCGCTGGGTCTCCACGAGAAGCTGGTCAAGAATGGGGTTAACCCCACCAGCGACGAGTATTATCGAGAAATAGATAAGACTATGAAGAAGCGCTTCCCCGAGTACTTCGAGGAAGACGAGAAGCCGGAACCCCCGGCCCGCACGGCAGCTACTGTTGTAGCGCCTGCCACAAGATCCACAGCACCGCGTCGTGTAACCCTCACCACAACTGAGGTCGCAATCGCTAAGCGTCTTGGCGTGTCGCCTGAGGCTTATGCACGCGAGAAGTTGAAGCAGGAGAACCAGAATGGCTGAGAATCGTCTAGCTCGTGAACTTGAGAGTAGGGATCCAACCAAGCGGCCGGCAGCGTGGGCACCGCCCAACCTGCTGCCAGACCCAGCCCCTAAAGAGGGGTGGGCGTTCAGGTGGGTCCGGGTAAGCACCATGGGGCAGAGTGACCCCACTAACGTGTCGTCCAAGTTCCGTGAGGGCTGGGAGCCATGCAAGGCTGAGGATCATCCGGAGCTTAAGCTCCAGTCAGATCCTAACAGCAGGTTCAAGGACAATATTGAGATCGGAGGACTCCTGTTGTGCAGGATGCCGTCCGAGAGAGTTAAGGCGCGTAGGGAGTACTACGCCAAGATGGCTAATGACCAGCTGTCTGCGGTTGATGGTAGTTATTTGAGACAGAGTGATCCGCGTATGCCGATGGATAAGCTTGGCCCTGCGATTGACCGCAAGACCAGAGTGACTTTCGGTCGCGGGAATCAATCTTAAAATTCTAGGAGATCTAAATGGCTTATCCGACTGTTTCAGCACCTTACGGATTCAAGCCGGTAAACCTGATCGGCGGACGAGTCTATTCAGGTTCCACCCGGATGGTTCCCATTAAGGAAGCATATGGCACGAGCATCTACAACGGTGATCTCGTAGGCTTCTCTGGCGGCGCTCTTATCAGCTCCTCGCTGGCTTACAACACTGCGTCGCCGGTTGCCGGTACGCTAGGTGTGTTCGTCGGATGCGAGTACTCAACGTCTGGTGGGCCGATCTACGGCAGGAATCACTATCAGTACTGGGCTGCCAGCACTGTGGCCGAGGATGCCACCGCCTACGTCGTTGATGACTCTCAGGCGGTGTTTAAGGTCGCCGTCCTTGCTCAGGCATCTGGCGGTGCATCTAATACCACCACTACCCTTGGTGCGGTGTCTGGAGCCTTCGTCGGTTCTAACGTGTCACCGGTTACGGGTACTGCCGGTAGCACCGCTACCGGCGACTCGGCGTGGGGTGTCAGCTCGCCTACGGCCCCGACTAACGGCAACGGCGTGATCCGCACGGCCACTACGCTGCCATTCCGCATCGTCGGTCTGGTGCCTGAGACGTCATTCAGCATCGTCGGTGCTGGTACGGTCTCTACCACGACCATCACGCTGGCAACTGCCAATACGGCCATTCAGGCTGGCATGCAGGTGATCGTCCCCAACACGGCTGGTACGGGTTATGTCTCCGGTGGTCACCCCGGTGATTACAACTATGTCACCAACGTGAACGGTACGACCGTGACGATTGCTAGCTCGGCTACGCAGGCGTCGTCGGTTAACATCCTCTTCGTTGCGTACCCGGAGGTTTTGGTAACTTGGTCTGGTACGTACCACTCGTACAATCAGGCCGCTGGCGTCTAAGGGAGCATATAAATGGCTATTTCACGCGCACAACTGCTGAAGGAACTGCTCCCCGGACTGAACGCTCTGTTCGGTATGGAGTACGCTAATTACGGCGAGGAGCACAAGGAGCTTTATGAGATTGAGACCTCAGAGCGCTCCTTCGAGGAAGAGACTAAGCTGGCGGGATTCAACGCCGCTCCAGTCAAGAACGAGGGTCAGACTATTGCGTATGATAATGCGCAGGAAGCATGGACGGCTCGTTACAACCACGAGACAATCGCTCTTGGGTTCTCGATTACTGAGGAGGCCATCGAGGATAACCTCTATGACAGTCTCAGCAAGCGATATACCAAGAGTCTTGCTCGTGCCATGGCCTATACCAAGCAGGTGAAGGCTGCATATATCATCAACAACGGTTTCGCTAATGCCGGTGGTGATGGTGTACCGCTCTTCAGCGCTTCTCACCCGCTTGTTAACGGTGGTACTAACAGCAATACGTTTACCACCAGCCCGGATCTGAATGAGACCTCCCTTGAGGCGGCTGTCATTCAGATTGCTGGCTGGACTGATGAGCGTGGCCTGCTGATTGCGGCTAAGGCTCGCAAGCTTGTGGTTCCGCCTAACCAGATGTTCGTCTCCAAGCGACTGCTGGACACGGAGCTACGGGTAGGTACCACGGATAATGACATCAATGCCCTCAAGGCGATGGGTTCCATTCCGGAAGGCTATAAGGTCAACCACTTCCTCACGGATACCCACGCGTGGTATCTGCTGACTGATGTGCCCAATGGCCTCAAGATGTTCACCCGCACGCCTCTCCAGAACTCGATGGATGGCGACTTCGACACCGGTAATGTCCGCTACAAGAGCCGCGAGCGTTATAGCTTCGGCTGGTCGGATCCGCTTGGTGTCTTCGGCGTAGCCTAAGAGTTAGTCTGGGATAATAGCCGTATAGACCGACCCAGCGGACGATGCAGAGACTATACGGCGAGTTTACCCCCTGCATGGGGTAGGAGATTGACATGGGCATTGCAACGCATCTTGGTATGCAGCTTATTGGTACGGTCAAGAATACGACCGGTACTACTGCTGGTACGATCCGTAATACAGGCGCTACTGTAGTAAACCAAGATACTCAGTATGATTACACTGGCGCAGTATTCGGCTCAGCCACTTCTGTGTTCCTCGGCGCGCTGCCTGCTGGCTCGTCTATCATCCAGATCAACATCGATACTCTTACGGCGTTCACTGGGTCTACGGCCGCCAACCTGACTATCGGTACGCCTGCCAGTAATGCCCTGTTCTGGGCTTCTACTGACATCACTACTCAGGGTCGTCTTGCCAATACCGGTGCTGCTACCAAGCTGGTTAATTGGTGTGGTCTGGCCACAGCCGCGTCTCCTGACGGCATCGGTATTGGTCCTACTGATATTCTTGTTTATGCCTACTTGACTCCTACTGTCGCTAACGTGACTGCGGGCAAGGTTCAGTACAATATTATTTACACTGTAAATAACCCTGATGGTACGGACTTCCCGCAGACTCCGGTTCCGGGTCAGTTCCGAGTTTCTTACTGAGTTAATCAGTGGCTACTCAAACTGATGTAAAAGCTAAAACGGTCAGCGCTACTGGAGCGCTGACCATTGGTGGCGTTGCCGGAGGAGGCTTGGCTGCTGGCGGTTATGGTGGTGGGTTCCCCCGTCTTAAGGGATTTTATTATTCCTGTACGACTGGTGGTACTGTTACTATTACTGATGGTGGTTCAGGTGGTCCTACACTTATATCATTCGTAGTACCTGTTGGTGCTCAGAATGTTATAATTCCCGGTGAAGGTATTCGCTGTAATCTCGGTGATCCATACCTAACGCTTACTACTGCGGTAGGATCTATAACTGTATTTTACGGGTGACCCATGCCTAAGCAATATGAGGAGATTCGCGACTCATATTTGAAGCGTGGTAAGTCGGAGAAGGAAGCTAAATCGATTGCCGCTGCTACGTACAACTCGCGTCATCCGGGCCATCCGATGAATGCGAAGACACATGGACATTTCGCTTCTGGAGGTAATGTGAAGAAGAAACATATGGGTAAGGGCCCTATTGCACCGCAGCTTCCCCCGCAGCTTGATGCTGCTAGCGCTGGTGCCCCCATGGGTGCTGGTCCTCCGGGTGGTATGCCGGGCATGAAGAAGGGTGGGTCTGCCAAGAAATTCGCTGCTGGCGGTGAGACTGTCAAGAGCGAGCAGGGCCCAGTTAAGAAGTGGGGCCTCAAGGGTGAGGAGAAGGATGCTCACGGCAAGAGGGTCGCCATGAAGCATGGTGGCAAGCTACACTCGCGTGGGGGTGGCATTGCCAAGAAGGGTTTTGCTAGTGGTGGTAGCGTCAGCAGAGGTGACGGTATCGCTGAGCGCGGTCATACTCGTGGCACCTGCCGTTAAGGAGAATCGAATGTCTAAGCATCATCACAAGCGCGGTGGCCGGGTTATGGGCGGCCATGCTCCTCAGCATCATCCGGAGCATGAGACGCCGTTTACCCATCACCACGGTGATAAATCCCCGCATCACGGGTCGCATCCTGATCACTACAAGCCTCATCACGAGCACATCCGCGAGCACATGCACGGGAAGTAATGTCGGTATATGCCTACCTACATTGTCGCCCTGATGGCTCGCCTTTCTATGTAGGGAAGGGAAAATTAAGGCGGGTTAATAACCTATCTGAGCGTAACCCCCACCACGCTCGGATTGTAGCCAAATATGGTCGGGAGAATATTCTGGTTGGTAAACTAGAATGTTCTTCTGATCAGATTGCTTATGACCTAGAAATGGGGCTAATTAAGTGTCTTCAGCGTAGTGGGGTAAAACTTGCTAACTATACTGCTGGTGGGGATGGTGGACGGGATCCATGTGAAGAGACTCGTAAGCGGATGTCTGAGGCTGGTAAACGGCGTGGAGTCTCTGAGGCTACTCATTTAGCCAGAGTTAAGGCTAAAACTGGAGTGCCATTTCCTGAATCTGGGAAAGAGAAATTGCGTAAAGCACTTACAGGGATAAAACGATCTGAAGAATTTAAAGAAAAGATGCGGCAGATTGGTAAGCAGCGGGCAATATCCCCCGCCTTTAGGGAAGCCGCTAGACTTACTAATTTAGGTAAGCCT